TAAACAATCCATATATTTTCATCAGCCATTCTATACCAAAAATTAGGTTCATATGAAGCTGATCTTTTATAATGGATAGTACATGTGATGATATTAGCTTCATTTTGAAAACGTTTTAATGTTTCTCCTGTATCACAAATATCATCTACTAGTAAAACATTACCTCCTACTAATTGTGGATTAACAATATATGGAATTTTTAATTTATGTGATAACATTACAGCTGGGATTAGTCCTCCTCTTGGTAGACCAGTTATAGCTGTGATGCCTCTATTACTATTAAAAATATTAGAGGCTAATCTTTCAACAGCTATTTCAATTTCACTCCAACTTAAATATTTTTTTTCTTTTTCCATTATCTATATCCTTCCATATTTAATTTAATCATATCCATTACTTCTTGTTTAGCTGTTCTGGAATGATCTGCAAATACACCTGATACTTCACTTGTGACCATACTAGCACCAAAATGTTTTACACCTCTACAAGACACACAGTTATGGAATGAGTGTACTACTACCATTACACCTGCATTATCTTCACAAATAGCACTTACTGCATTATGGATTGCTACTGTTAATTGTTCTTGGATAGCACCTCTACGAGCAAAATGTTCTACAATACGATTTAATTTAGATAAACCTACTACTTTACCATCTTTACCTGGTATATAAGCTACGTGTGCTTTACCTAAAATAGCTTGGTGGTGATGTGAACACATTGATACAATTGGAATATCTCTTTCTAATACAATACCTTCATAACCATCACTTGGAAATGCAGTAATGTCTGTAGGTAAATTATATCTACCAGCCCACAAATCAAACACATAGGCTTTAGCTACACGACGTGGTGTTTCCATACTATTTGGATCATTTCTCCAATCAACACCTAATGCGTCTAAAAAGTCACCATATGCTTTTTCAGCTTGGTCAATAATCACTAATTTTTCATCTTGATTTAATGAACGATGTTCACCATTTTCAATCAATGTTTTAAGTTGAGTTGAAATACCATTGGCAAAACCTGGTTGTGCTGTTTCTAATGTCTCAGCATTAGCTATTTTTCTGCGTTTATTCTCCATCATTGTTTTCTTTATTATTTAATTTATCAATTTCTTTTTGAGTATCCAAAAGCTTCATTGCAACCATAGTATTAAAAATTGAGATTTGATTCCATAGTTTTTGAATTTCATTATTTGCTTTATGGATTTGTATCCATTGATATATTTGCATTCCCATTAAAAATAGAATAATACCAATATAAAAATGCTCTTGATTTAATGTGAATGTCATAAATTTGAATTATAAATTTGTCTTACTTTAGCTCCTAGTTCCATATCATTAGGAGTATTATAAATTATATCAGTTGGTATAAGAATTTGCTTACGTTCAGTACCTCCATCATAACATGTTTTGCATAATTGACCTGCTCCTTCTACATAATGATATCTATAATTAATATCAGTTGAACGTTTATAAGGTGTTTCTATACCACATAAAATACAATGATCAAATTCATTAGTTGTCATGATTTATACATTTAATGTTTTATTTATTTAACCACCCATCTATAATACCCTGCTTTATATCTGCCCAGTTAATTACCAGATAAGCAACAATTATAATACAGAGAATTGTAAATCTGTGTTTAATAAGAAATGTCTTGATATCCTTTAGTAACTCTTTCATACTATACATTTAATGTTTTATTCCAAGCTGCTATATGTAATCTAGTTAAACCACGGAAACGATATTTTTTAGCCATTTCTAAACAGAATTGAGTACGCTCTTCAAAATCAGCTACATCATCTAAACCAGGCATACAAACAACATTTTTAAGAGGAATATTAAATGGTTCTACAAAATCACGGAACAATTCAATTACATCTTCTTCAGTTGAAATAACAAATTTAAATTGGTAATTTTTATGTTCCATTATACGTTTAATAGCATCAGGTACAATACGTTGTTTAGCTGTCATACCTGAATTTTCTAATTTAGGTGAGCAGTTAATTTGATCAAGCATTGTAAATAATTTATCTTCAATCACTACAGTACCATTAGTTTCTATTTCATAAAATGGTGTCACATCATTATTATCATAATATTTTGATAACCAATATTTAGTGAAATTAGCGATTGCTTCTTGATGTCCTTTAATTGTAGGTTCACCACCAGTCCAAATAACATGAACATCACCACGTTTAATATCTTCATAAACACCCTCTTCTTTCCAACGATTAATTAGATAATCAAATTCTTTATCTTCACCTCTCCATAACCATTGGCTTGTAGAATCACAAGTCCAAGTTGCTTTACCTTCAGCATGTAAATCACCTACAAATATCTCTCCGTCTTCTAATGTTTTTTCTTTTAATAATTTACTAGCGAACAATCTACTCATACCACAAGTTAGGTTACAAATACCTAAACGAACAAAGTATGATGGAATTCCACTACTTATTCCTTCACCTTGGATGGAATAAAAATCACTACTAATAAGTAGTTTATTTGGATCTATTTTACTCATATTATTGTCTTTGTTTTGCTTTAAGTTTAGCTGCTTTTTCAGCTTTTTTAGATAACGTTTTTTCCTTTTTTTCTGCTTCAACAACTTGTTGTTCAGTTTCAGGAACACGTGTCGCTGATTTCCATTCTGTTTTTGAAATATAAGACCAAATACTACCAGCCATTTGGTTAGCTTGTCTATCATCTACTCTGATGATGTTTCCTGTTTTTAGATTTTTTAGACACTTCATAGTTTTACCTCCATGTTTTTAGATAATTAAATATAATTTGAAAATATTGGGAGTCCAAAAGAACTCCCAAAATGTTTAAATGTGTTTTTGAGTCAGCACATAACCCTAAAGCGTGTTCAATAAAATGAATCATTTACTTTCTTTTTTCTTTTTGTATTCTACTGTTAAATAAGTTCCTAAAAATGAACCTAACACAGCTGCTATTATTAATGATTTATCTTGTGTATATGATAATACTCCAAATGCGCCACACATATAAATTGCTGAACCCCATAATCCAGCTGCTATAGATTTACGTTCATCAATCTTAATAAAATAATAAGTCCAACAAACATCTGCTATAGCCATTGCTATAAACACCAGTGTAAACTGCATTATATAACTCATATATTAGTTTTTTTATGTTCAGATAATACTTTTTCTACATGTAACTTAGCTGTTTCCCAATTTACAGGTCCAGTTTCATCTTCATATTGTACAGGATCAGGACGACCTAGTTTTATAAATGCTTCAATACGTTCTACTGATGCTGCTGATTTATAATCACTATTTCCTGATGGGTATGGTTTATAACTTGTATTAGTACGTTTATACACTTCATCAAAATCTAAACTTAATATTTCACAACATTTTTCTCCATCTTGTAAAATACCAAATTTATCAGTATGTAAATAAGGAGTAGTAACAGTTACTAATTCACTATCCCAATTGCCTATTTTAAATGCTTCAAAATCAACATCTCTAAATTCTTGTCTACAATCAGGATAAATAGCATGGTCACCAGCGTGAATACCCATCGCAATTTCTACTGGTTGTTTTTCACCTTTAGTAGCAACTGATAAAGCTACTGCTTGAATTAATGAAGCGAAAATTTTATTACGATTAGGAACAACAGTTTCTTTCATATTGTCTTGTTCATAATGTCCTTCAGGAACATCTTGTCCACCTGTTACTAAAGCTGAATTTAATAATTCTTGTAAACCATCTAATTTGATAATTTGATGTGTTACTGGTTGATTTTTAGATTTTAGATACTCAACTAATGATTTAGCTCGTTCTAATTCTACTTTATGTTTCTGACCATAGTCAAAACCTAACGCTGTTACTTCATAGCCATTGGCGAGTAGATGAAGCAATAATGAACTGCTATCCATTCCTCCGGATAGACTTAATACTGCTTGTTTTTTCATTTTATATATTGTTTGAATTTATTTACATTAAATTTAATATCTTCAAATCGCTCAGACAAATCCATTTCAAAATAATGTTCTAATTTATTTTTAGGTTTCCAATTAATTCCATTATCTCCATATCTTGTTCCTTCAGCTCCTACTAAAATTGGATTTGATGTATCACATGTTTTAATCCAATCCCAATTTCCATAAGACATAAATTCTTGAGGTAAAGAACAACCAAGTAAATGATGATGAATATCTTTACGTACAGTACTTGTCTCAACTAATTTTCTAAGAAACTCCATTCGACCAAACATTTGACGCATCAAACCATCCATACCATGATACATTTCCATATATGCTACACTTGAATGATTAATAGCAATATGTTTATAACCTATATCAACTAATGTCTGATATGTTTTTATTAAGTCTTCTAAACTTTCACCTTGACAAACAGCCATTAAATTAACATTTTCTGGTAAGTTAGGTTTATAATTAATCATCCAACTTTTGGCATTTACTAAAGTTGTAGTTGAATCATTCCAAGCATCAGGAACAATAAAAATATCAGGACGAATCAAATTTATTTTTTCTAATAAATCTTCAGTTGTATGTTCTACTCCTTCAAATAATCCATTATCCATAATAATAAAACGTTTATCCAAACGTGATTTTTGAAAGAATAATCTATATTGATCATATTGATCAATTAAATGTGGAAGACAATAATCATAATCATTCCATTCATAAGCGTGATGCATTAAGCCTAAAGGTAATTCATGACTTACTTTCATATTTTTATCCATTTATTGTTTGAATCTAGTTTAAAACTAGCTATAAATTTTTGATTCCATTGATTAGGTTCAATCAATGACAAGAACATACTTTCATCTTCTTTTATATATAAATGATATATATGTCCTACAAGTGGTTGAAAATTATATTGAGCTTTAGTATATATAAGATCATTCCAATTATATTCATTAATAAGTTTTTCTGCTTCAGCTCTTAATTCATTGTATTTAGCTTTAAATTGAGCATTTACTTCTGTAACTTTTGATTGTCTCCAAGTTGAAATATCTTCAATTTTAATAGCTGGAGCACCTACATTACTACCATAAGTTAACTCTTTAGCATAGTAACCTTTCTCATCATCATAGACAACTAAATCAGGTATTTTATTTTTTTTCAATGTAGTGATTTAATTTTGCTTTATACTTATCAATTTGAATTTGACAATACCATTTACCTAACCAACTAGAAGCATTAGCATATTTTTCTTCCCATATTTTAATTTTCTTTCTTATAGGACGATTAGCTTTATTTAGCCAATCAATATCATCATAACTGTTATCCTTCATATATAGCTGTGTTTTTATTATGTTCTAAAAACTCTACTCTTACTACTTTAACTCTACCTTCTGTTTCTTCTTGAACAAATGTATTTACTTTTTCAAAAATGTATTTAGCAAATTGTTCAGCACCAACTGCTGGTATTACTCTAACTTGTGCTAATCCATGTACACCCATTGCTTTAAATCCTTCAACATATGGATCATCTTCTGCTACTACTAAAGTATGATCAAACATATAATCCATCCATTCTTTAGGACTCATATCATCAATTTTTCCTTTAGCACGTTTCATACCTCCGAAATCCCAAACCCAATTACGTTCATCAAGTTCGCCTTCGAACCATACTCTAAATGATACTCCATAACCATGTAAGAAACGACAATGTGTTCCTTCTGCTTTCCACTGACGAAATACACAACTGTATCCATCAAATAATTTTGTTGATTGAAATTTACTCATATGATATATTTTTTTTAGGTCTTCCTCGACGTTGTTGTTTTGTTCTAAAATTATAACTTGATTTTATTAATATATAAAGTTCTTTTAAGGTTCCATCAAAATCTTCCATTTTCTTTTCTAGCTCCTCTTTTTCTATTTCAAACAAACCAGTTATTGTTTTAATATAATTTTCTATACGTTGTGGTTCATCTTTTTCATAGTCATTCATTAAACGTCTATAACGTTCCATGTATATAGTTTGAGCTTCTCTACGGTCATCTGGATGTTTAAGATGGCCTGTTTTCTCTTCCATTTCAAGTAAAGCATATTGTGCTTGCCAATAATAAGATGAGAATTCAAAATCTCCATTATCAATCCTAGCATGTACTGCTTCTTTGGATGACAATGGAGACTTATCTTTAAATTTACGCCACCAGAAAAACTGATTGTATTTAAGTGGTGTTAATTTTTTTATTTCCTTATTGATTGTTTCTTTTGTGTGCTGTCTTATCATAACCTTTTTTCGACTTAAATATACTAATTTCTTCCTTGGTCAACAAAAAGTTTTCATCAACTTTTTCATTTCCTGTATTGTACTTAGGATAATATGGACAATGTCTACAAATATTACCACAACAATATCCACGTTCAAGATGAAACAAGGTAGTGAATACTACCTTATCTCCATCTTTATAATAATGAACGTTCTCTATAAATTTAGACGATTTCACAAGCTCCTCCAGCACACGCCGCTTGGTCAGCTAAGGCTGTATTATCATCAAATTCAACTACTTTACTTAAATCAATTGAATGTAAATGTGTTACCATTTCATCAAATTGTTCTTTAGTAATATCTTCAAATGGTGCTTGTGTATAAGTACCTCCAAAATAAGGTAATACTGATAAACCATTAAATGTTTCTCTATTATTCCACATCCATTGACCTACTTTTTCCCACTCACCTTCTTTAATTGATACTGTAGCTGATACGTTGTTTGTGTTAGCACCTTTACGATGTCCTTTCTTAACCCATTGTGTGTTAAATTTCTTAACACGCTCAAGCATATCCATTACATCTTCAGTTCTTAAAATAGAACCTTCTGGAGCTGATTGTGGTACTGAAATTACAGCTTGAATTGTTGGTTTGAAGAAATCATCTTCTACTAACTCTGGATGATTAATTGATAGATAAGTATAGATAGCTTCGTTTTTACCAACTCTAATTCTTCTAATGTAATAATCATTATGCCAAGCGTGAATACCAGATGAAGTACCTAATACTAATGAACTTGTACCACTTGGTTTAACTGTTGTAACACGAGCTGCTTTATTAATACCGATAATTTCAGCAATACGAGCATTTTCTTCTTTAGCTAAGTCAGCTGCTTTCTTTAAATCATAAGCTAAAATAGCTCCTGATCCAATACCTGTCATACCAACACCTAATAAAGCATCTTTTTCAGTTGTTTTTTTCCAAATATCTCTTAGGTAATGGAAGTCAGTATAAGCAGCTTGTAATGTTCCGATAAATGCTCCTACTCTTACTCTTTCATTTAAATCTTCTTGTGATTCAACATTTGAAACATTTACTTCACATAAGTTACAGAACTGATAAGAACGTAAAGCAATTTCACAACATGGATTTGTTCCCCAATCTTTATCATTTGAAAAATAAATACCTGGTTCACCTGAATTACTTAATTCAATTTTCTTCCATAATTTAAAAAATTCTTCTTCATCAATTTTATGACGTAATACTACTGCTGAGTTATTTGCTCTTCCACGTTGTGGATTTTCTTCCCACCAATTACCAAACTTACATGTTAACATATCTTCATCATCTAAATTGAATAATGAAATTAAAGCTGCTCTTCTAATACCACCTGATAATACTGCGTCTGCAATATGACAAGCAATATCATGAGCTTCTACTGATGTTAATCTTTCACCTGTTTTCTTACGATCAAATACTTTTTGTAAATTGAATAAACATTCTTTTAATGGTTCTGGACCAGGTGCTTTTCCTCCAACAGTAATAAGTTGAGCACCTTTAGGTCTGATATCTCTAAAATCAAATAATGGTAATGCTGCTCCTGTAAAATAAGCTTTACATAACATACGAACTGCATCTGCCCATCCTTCAATACTATCACCTACTAAATATCTTTTATGTTTAGTTGGTATTTTAATTTCTGGTAATTGTTCAATATGATGTTTTTGAACACTATATCCAACACCACATCCAGATAATAATAAGAACATTATTTCACTGAATGAGCGCCAATCATCAATAGGCAAAAAAGAACAATTAAATATACGAGCATTATTAAGTTCAATGGGTTTGCCTGCGAACTGTAAGCTACGCATCGACGGTAAAACTTTTTTATCATATACTAGTTTATAAGCGTTTTCAATTTCATCATGTAACTGAGGAAATTTATCCTGATGCATTTTTTTGTTTCTCGTTACTAACTCATTCCATGTTTCTCTTCTATTTAGTTCAGGGACATATTTGGCATACTTCATGTATGTTGTAATGTCTGATAAAATTTCTTGTGTTACGTTCATTTTGTTGTTTATTTTAAAATTTTAAAGTAAATAATTTCCATCTGCTCCCACAGTTATTTTTTTCACTATATGTTTAATTTAAAGAAGTCGACTGTTTATCTCAGTCATTTGAAGGTATAAAACAAAATCTTCAAACACATCTTTATTTACACCTGTTAAAGTGTTAGCATGTTCTTGAAGTAATTTAGTCGAAACTTTATTACTAGTATTTTCTAAAAGTAAACTTTTAAAACCAGTAAAAACTTCAATAATTAACTTTGACTCATTAATGTCACCAAAGGCATCATTATCATCTTGATAATTATCCATTGCGTCTTGTATTTGTTGCTTAGAGAACTCCATTTTTATATAAATTTTTAACTTCTTTAATAATTCGATTTGTTAACTTAATAATAGCTTCTTTCAATTTTTGAAGTAATGCTTTCTTTTGTTGTCCAATACGAAGACCTTCAAAAGGAACCTCAACATTCTTCATATGGGGTTCTAAATATTGACGGTAGGCGTTTCCTGCTAAAATTACAAACTTGTCTTTTTGAAGATTATAACCTTTTTCTTGTAACTGTTTTAATACAACTTCAGCCCATTTTTCACGCTCATTAGCTGGCATTTCCTTTAATGTTAAGTTATAAGGTGAAATGGTTTTATTTAATGGTACTAAATGATATTTAGCAGATATGATATATACATTATTAGAACTAGCTAATTTTTTAGCATATTCTAATTGTTTTTTAAATAGATCTGAATTATATAGATCTTCTGCGGGCATTGGTTTTTCTTCTTTACCGGCAGAACAAGATACTAATACTACTGTGCTCATTTAATATGTTTGTGAGTATAAATATTATAAGTTTAACTATTGTTATTAAGTTCAAAGAACTTTCTTTTTAGAGTATCACGATCTATTGAATCAAAATTTTCATTTAATTTAACTGGGCGTTCTCTTTCAAGTGTTTCTTCATCTAATTCATTGTCATCAATTTGTATATGACCTGTAGATGTATCTATGACAGCTGAATAAGTAACACCATCCATACCATATCTATTTTTCATAATATGGAATCTACCAGTTCCACCAGCTTTATCTTGACGTCGACGTGATAATGACATTGCAAAGTCAGTAATCATCATTTTATTATATGAACCAGCTGCTTTATCACCTTCAATAATATTATCATTAGCACCAGCTCTATTTACCTGACTTACAGACCAAATTGGAACATTTAATTCACGTGCTAAGCCTTTAGTAGCTACATAAACATCATCAATTTCTTCTTTACGTTCTTTGCTTGTTCTATTAGCACGCAATAAATCAACATAGTCAATAAGAATTAAATCAGGCATTTGATCTAAATCTCTACATTTTTGAATATGTGCTTCAATAGTACTTATAGTCGCTTTACCTGTTGGATATTCTTTAATCACTAATCTACCAGGTAAATTTTGAACCGCCTTTTCAACGTCTGATCTATGTTCTTGAATGTTATTTACTGATATGTTAGTGAAACAAGCATCATATCTTTTACCAACATATGCTTCACTTAACTCAAGTGTGTAGTGATTAACATTAAAACCAGCTTGTACAGCTGCTGCTCCTAAAGCAATTAATGTCCAACTCTTACCACCACCAGGACCTCCAAATATTAATCCAAAATCACCACCACCTAAACCACCTTGTAATAATTCATTAATACCAGGCCAAGGTGTAGCTACTGGACTTCTATATTCTTCACGATATCTATCTTCAACATCTTTTTCATATTCATGACCTAAGTTCTTATCCATACCTGCTTTTAAAGCTGAGTCAACAAGTACTCTAATATCATCATACATTCCTGATTGTAATAAATCTACAGATGTTAATAGTGCTTTCTTTAGCTGTTGGTTTTTACAGAAATTACTAAATTCTTGTTCTACATATTCTTGATCTTCATTAGATGCTTTATATGCTTCTTTTAATTGTTCTACTACTGCTGTTTTTAAAACATCATTTTCAATTTTCTTTACTTCAATATGTAAAGTATCAAGTGTAGGTGTAGCATGATATTTGTCAAAATATTTGATAATAGTTTCTACTAACCATTGGTGAGCTTGATTATCAAAATATTCTGGTATAATTACGTCTCGGATATTAAGTAGAAATTTTTTATTCTTTAAAAGCGAGCTAATTACCTTGGTTTGAAAGTTCAAACCATATTGATTTAATTTGCTGAATGCAACCATAAACTTTATTTTATTTTATATGCCTGAAGATAACTAAAAATTTCGGTTAGCCAAAACTCTACATTAGGAATTGAATTTCCTAATTTATCTTCATTGTAAAGTTTTAGAAAATATAATTTATCTAGTTTCTCAGGCTCATTATTTAATACTTCATCTATTTCTGTAATACTATTCTCAGGCATATCTGGATTTGATAAATCCATTAATTGCTCATTCACTAATAATTGTTGTTTGAAGTTACAAATATCTCCATACAACCCATGTTCATCAAGTGAATTTTTAGATTTCTCTAAAATATTTTCTAATGTAACTTTATCAGTACCTTCTAATTCAGGAAATAACTTGAATAACTTTTTAGGACCTAAACCTTTAACTCCAGGTACATTGTCTGAAGTATCTCCCATTAGTATTTTTTTACTTAAGAAGTTTTGAGGATACAAACCATATTCTTCTTTAACTAATTTAGGTGTATAAAACTTTTTCTTAATAGGAGAGTAAACTGTTATTTTAGGAGTCACTAATTGTAAGAAATCTTGATCCGCTGACATTATATAGACCTCATCTTCAGCTTTATTGGTTATATAACCTATAACATCATCAGCTTCAACTTTATCTATAGATAACATTCCAACTGGTAAGCATCTTAAATATTGAACTAAACGTACTAATTGATTTTCAATTGATTCTGCTTCATCATCTTTAGATTCAAAACCATCCCAGTTAGTTATACGTTGAATTTTTCTATGTGCTTTATAATCTGAAAATAGATTCTTTTTATTAGTAGTACTACCTGTACCATCAAATACTAGAATTACTCTAGTAGGTTTTATATGCCTAATAGCAAAACCAATTGATTTTAAGAACCCAGTAAGCCCACCAATGTGGGCTCCACTTGGATTCATATGGTTGATCATGGCAAAACTCCTTAAAAAAGTATTCATTGAGTCTATAAGGAGCACTTTACTGTTTAAATGTAAAGGCTCCTCTTTAGACTGTTTTATATTATCAAGCATATGCTTGAAAGTACTATTCTTCATCGTTATCTATCTCTATTGTAGGTGAAATACTACTACTTTCTTCCCATTCACTATTATCCTCAGTAATTTTCAACTCATCTAGATTAGATATAGGTTCTGAGAACCATTCGTTAGCGTGAAGTTTTTTATATTCTTTAATAGCTTCTGGATCATCATCAATAAATCCATGTGGTGTAACAATTACAGTTGATGTAGTTGCAATTCCACAGTCAGCATGAATCTTATCAATAGCTATTTTAGTACGTTTAGCAAACTCAACTTTCTTACCTTTGTTTTGAGCGTGTATTTTACTTGTACCACTATTAGTGACATTACCAAATGTAATTACTAATGAAGCATCCCAATACATTGTGTTACCACCTTTATTAGTCATTCTTGGTTGACTCATAGGTGTAAGTGCTGGTTGAACTCCTACTTTATTAATTACTAAAAATGTATTAGTAAATTGTGAGTTCTCTTTACGAGACATTGGAAATTTCTGATTAATAAAATTACCAAACTGTGTTGACATAGCTCCAGCGTTCCACATTGGATTATTTTTACCTTGTTCAATACTCATATCACATGGTATAGAACCTACTGAATCCCATAAGAATAATAAATCATGAGGTAAATTACCTTTCTTTTGTTCATCTAAAATGTCAGCAATAAAAGCTGCTACATCTTCAATTGAATTTAAAGTTGATCTATCAACATATAAGAAGAAACCATTGTAATTCATGATTTCACCTGTAGCTTCATCAGGAACAGCATCACATTGGAAACCCATTTTTTGAGCATGAGCAAAATCCCACTTCATCTCTGTAATAATGAAGACAGGCAAAATGCCCATTTTTTGGGCATTTACTGCTGCTTCAATTAATAAAGTGGTTTTACCTGTGTCTGAACCTCCTCTAGCTATAACAATGTGACCCATAGGCAAACCTGGAATAGATAGAGCGTCTTGAACTGCTGGAGAAAATGGGATCCATTTCTGTGTTTTAAAGTTAGACGATTGATCTAACTTTTTTGTTTTCTTAAACTTATCTAGGTCGAATGTACCTTTGATAGCATTAGAAACACTTGTGTTTAAACTTTTTGCAGTTTTAGCCATTGGTTATTTTATTTTTGGAATAATTCATCAAATTCATCTTCATCAAACCCTTTTTTCTTAGTGTTTAATGTATAGTTAGCTTTAGGTGCTTCTTGTACTGGTGTTTCAGCAACTTCTTCAGTTGTTTCTTCACCACTATCTTCACTTGGTTCTAACCATTCCATTAACATGGTTTTCATTTCATCAAACTCATACTTCTTATATAATGAAAGTACATCTGGTTGTTCTGAAATCCATTTTTTAATTTGTTCATTATCATCTGATAATGGACTTGTTTTTGGTTTGATACGGATAGATGATTTGTTGAATTTAGTACCTGTAACCTCAGGTCCAACTGTATCGACTGTTAAGTCTCTACCATCCATTAAATCTGTGTAATCACCGATATCATCATCTTCAGCGATACCTAATAATTCAAGATACATTTCCTTACCAAATTGCCACATGCGAACACCTTTTTCTTCTTCGCCACGTACAATTACAGGAACAAATACTCTCATTTTAGGCTCAATTTTTTTAGCTAATGACCAATTTTCTTTGTCACTAGTTTTACGTAGTTGTTGTGCAAATTCAACAATAGGATCTTTCTCACCAAAGTTAGTTAATGACAACATGGTTTTGTTTCCAATACCATAATGGAACATTACTTCTTTAAATGGATTTGCCTTGTTAAATTTAGACGGAACAATACGAATTACTGATTTGCCAACTGGTGGTACCCAGAAATTTTTAGCGCGGTCGTCATTTTTAGCGCCGCCCTTACCTTTGTTTTGCAACGATT